CCAGTCGTCATAGTCCTCGGTAATGTCCTCGATACCGTTGCTGATAACCGTTGCGGTCCAGGTGACAATGTTGCCGTTTTTGCTGGTCTGCACCGGCATATCGACGAAATGCAGCGTCTGCTGCTGCACGCCCTGCGTATCACCCAGGTCGATCGGCATCTGGAACCAGTTACGCCCGCGGTCACAGTACGTCGGCGAGCGCAGCCATGACTTAAACCGCTCGGCTTGAGCAAGCGTGAATATCCACTGCAGCGTCCAGGTTGCTTTCAAGTCCGTGGTGATCGGCGTGATTATCAGGGGACCGACTGCCGTCTGCGTCGTCTGCCAGGCTGTATCCTGCGTCATGTTCTGATCGGCACGCTGGGGCAGTGGCAGGAACGGAGGGTATTGAACTGTTGCCACGTTTCCTCCGGGCATTAAAAAACCCGCCGGAGCGGGTTTGGTTTAGTAAGCACCTTGCGCTTTGCGATTTAGTCCAAATGTCTGCTGCATCTGAGAGGATACCGGGCCGCCTCTTTCCATATCGGTGATCAGCAAATCCACAACTGCGCTACCGTCCTGCATGTAGCCATCGGCACTCTGAACGGTGGCACCGGTAGACTGGTTGATGACGTTCACCTGCACGCTGATCCCTCCTCCTGACTGCATATCCTTATTGCTGATGACCTTCCCGTTATCGCCAGGGATCATGTACTGCTTGCCGGTGCTGGCCTGGTAAATCTCTGGTTTGCCTTTCTCGCCGACTTGGTACAGGCCGCCGGCTGATACCGGTCCGCCGTTGTAGCGAGCGCCGGCTATTGAAAGGGCCTGCGCCATGCCAACTGTTGAAGCTATTCCTGCCTGAGCGGGGATAGCGTTAGCGCCAGCCGTGGCAAGGGAGGTCATTGCAGCAGCCGGAGCCATGGATGCGGCTATTAGTTGCCCTTGCGCAATAGCCATTCCAGAAGCGGCGGTCATTCCAGCCTGCCCCATAATTACAGACTTCAACCACTCAACTCCCATCTGGACAAAGGAGTTGATAACGCTGTTTAGGACAGTTGATCCGAGTGAGCTCATGGCTTCGCTGACAGACATACTGCCAGTGAGTATGCCAGTGAGGGCATTAGAGGCGTTTCCTGCAAATGAATCAAATGCCGCAGCAGCTACCTCATATCCTGCGTTTTGTTGCCTCCATATCTCCCACTGCGCCGCTATGCGCTGTTGTTCGTACTGAGTGTTAGCGGCATTCATCAGTTCAAGACCGCGCTGGGTTATCTGCCCCTTCTGCGTTTCGAACTGCTGGATGAGAGCCAACTCCTGAGCATGCTGATTAGCCAGCTGTTGGACAGGGTCAATCTGCCCCCGAGCTTCCTGCATGGGGCTTACAGTTTGCTGAGCGCGTATCTTAGCCAGATTAACCTGGTGCTGAGCCTCCAGTTGCTCACTGGTCTGATTGTACTGCTGCTGAGTGATTTTTTTGGCGGCCAGTGCAGTTTGCAGATCTTTAACATCCTGCTGGTAAGACGCATTCTCTCTGGCTTCAGGGAGCAGTTTTTCTGCCGCAGCCTGGGCTTTGAGGGCATTAGCCGTATCCCATATTTCTCCACGGTATTTACCGGCAAGAGCAATTTGCTCTTGGGTGGCTCCCTTACCTAGTGATTGCTGAGCCTGTAATACTGCCTGCTCCCGGCTTAACTCCTGCGTTGAGCCAGCAGCGAGCTCTGATTGCTGGCGCAGATTTTCAAGTTTTTGGTTTACCGATTCCTGCTGGTTAGCAAGTTTCTTAGCCTCAGATTCCGCTTCCTTGGTGGCCTTTTTGTTATTTTGCTGCGCTTGTTGAGCATCGAATTCAGCTGCTGCTCTGTCACGAGCAAGGTTAACATCCGCCTCTGATCCACCGAGTTTCCTAATGTCCTGCTCAGCCCTTAATTGCGCTCGCTTCCTGTCATTAAGCTCGCTCTGAAGTGTTACCTGATCCTGTAGCTTATCCAGATACTCCTGAACATCTTTCGGGCGTTCAACCATGAGGCTGCTGGAGTTGAATTTGTCTTTTGCCTTGGCCGCAAAATTAATCATATCTCCCAACTTGCTCATCATGCCGGCAGCAATTCCCGCTTCCTGCCCATCCCTGCGCAGCAAATCGATACCTTGCTTCATCGTTCCGTTTAGCGTAGCGCGGCCAATGTTAATAGCGTTTTGGGTCTGACTCAGTCTGTTCTGGGCCTTCTCCAGCTCAAGGGTAGCTATAGCTAGGTTATCCTGTGCGCCGCTAAGCGCCTCGGCAGCCTGCCGCCCTCTCGTTGTATTCGTACCCCAGTTTGCAATTTCTCGCTGCTGTCGCTGGACAGCCGATGTCGCGTCATTGAATTCCTTTTGTGCGTCTGATACCGCGTCACTTAATTCAGGCAGGCTTTGGCTTAGCTTTCCTATCGTTGCCGCCAGCTCTGTATGCGACATCGTCTGGAATTTTGAGCTCAGATCGTTAACGCTATCTGCAAGGGCATTAGCGTCATTCCTGGCCTCTTTTGCGCGCTGTGAAAAGTAAAGGATTGCACTAGCAGCAAGCATTGCCGCTCCGGCAGGCCCACCAATTAACCCGAGAGCCCTGCTAGCCAGGCTGGCACCAGATGAGAGAGCCATTTGAGCAGCCCTGTTTGCCGCCAGTGCTCGATTATAATTATCAACCGCACCGGCAGCCGCAACCCTGGCAACGGACAAGCGCTGTTCAGCTGCCGCAGCGTTGGTTTCGCTGATAGCAGTAAGGCGCATCATTTCTGCGAGCCTTATCTCATCTAAGGCCCGTTGTTTTGCGACCGCTGCAGCCCTGAGGTCTGCCGCTGCTTTATTCGCGGAAGCCTGAGCTGCTAATGATTCTTCTGCTGAAAGCGTGCGTGATGCGGCAGCTGCTTTGATTTTAGCCGCAGTAGCCATAGTTAAGGCGCCGACATACCGACTCCCAAGAATAGCCGCGACGCCTGTCAGCAAAGCGCTCAGGCCGCCGATATTTTCACTGATAGTAACGACCGCATCACTGAAAATTGCCGCACCGGTTTTTACGGTAGAGTTTTCGCCGAAAAACTTAGTGATGTTATTGCCCGCAACCTGAAGAGCCTGGCTGATAGTCGTAGTGGTGTTGGCAAATTCAGCACCGATTACACTACCCTGGGAAAGCAGACCGTTAACCACAACATCTGTCGTTAGCTTGCCCTGTGCCGCCATGTTGCGCATCTGGCCGATGCTGACCCCCATAGAGTCAGCAAGGGCTACGATAAGGCGATTACCCTGCTCGTTTACAGAGTTGAATTCCTCACCGCGTAACGCGCCAGAGGCCAAGCCCTGAGATAGCTGAATAATGGCATTTTCAGCCTCTTGTGCCGTTGCGCCTGAAACCACAAATCCCTGATTGATAATCGTGGTTAATTTTGCCAGATCCCCAGCGCTGGTTCCGTATTGCCGGGTGGCCCTCTCTAAACGCGCATATAGGGATGCTGTTGCATCCAGGCTGCTTCGGGTTTGCTGCGTGATGTTGAAAACACGCTCAGTTACATCAGCAAGTTGTTCAGACGGGCGAAGAGAGTTGGATAATTTATTGTTAACAGTAGCCCATGCGTCAGCATATTCAGCCACCTGCTGGACAGAAAGAGCTGCGGTAAGTGCAACCGCAACACGTGACAAGCTCGACATCGAACGCTCTGTGGTATCAATGGAGCGTGATGTTTTATCAATTCCCCGTTCCATCAGATCAAGGCGCTGGTTAACGCGCTGCTGAGCGGTAAGTAGCCCGCGCACATCCATTTCAATGTCGTAATAAATACCGCCAGCGTTCTCAGCCATTTCCTTTTCTCCGGGCAATAAAAAACCCCGCCGAAGCGAGGTTTTGGGGTTGAGTTTTGTTATATTAGCCCAGCTTTTCTTCGGGCCTCTTCGAGATACTCATCATCTGTTTTTTCGGGACCGAGGTCTAAAGGCTGCTGCCTTTGCCACTCTTTTAATTTGCCGCTAAGTGCATAAATGATTTTGTCGAAATTTTTCTGATGCCTGTGTGCACCTGTCACGTTAACGCCTAACTTCAGGGCGGAGTCTATACCGACGACGCATGAGTTTTCGCCGTCGGAATTCACCACAATAGACACATTTTCACCCCATGAGAAAAGTGAAATTCCAGCACTTACGGAAACTCGGCGAAGTGTGTCATCCTTCTGTTTAATCGTCATCCCGACTTCTGGAATAGCCTCTAAAAGTTTTTCAAAGGCAACGTCAGCCGGAAATGGAAAAATTTGCTGCGTAGATTGACTGGCAAAGCTCATATCCCTATCCCCATCAGTAAATGATGCGGCAATCGTAGCAGAGGGGGAGCGATACGACAAAACCCCCCGCAGCGCTACTTAGTAACCAACGCGATGAACAAAGGCACCAGTATTGCCGATACCAAAAGGCCAACCAGCCACTTCTGATTTTCATCCATTTTGTCAACAATCCTGTTTTCCATGGACTTCATGTCAGACCGAATGCCACGCAAATCAGCTCTTGTATCGCTAATTAGCTTCTCCTGGTTTTCAGCAACCGTCTCAATACGGGTAATCCTGTCATGCATGTCACCACCTCCGCCACCACCCCCACGACCATTGAATCTTGGGTAGTCAGCCATATATGAAACATCAGGATCCCTTTCTCTACTTGGCATCGTTATCACCATCCTCAATCCATTTTAATACTGGCCAAACAGCGACATGATGCGTAAATCCACAGTTTCGGCAAATGATCCGATACTGGTAGTGCATGAGAGAAAACCTAGGACCACCCGCATCTAACTTTATGTAATCGACAAAAGATCGTGACGACGCACCGTCAGGCCCTGACTGATGCACATTGCATTGAGGGATACCAATATCCTCACTTCCGCACAAAAGGCACCTGAACACCTCTATGCCCCGCTTGAATAAAAATTCAGAAAGTAAGTCCGGAGTTACCTTCTCTAAGCGTCTTTGAAGCGTCAGTTCTAATTCTCTTTGTCTTGATTTTTCATCGTCCACGCCAGATCACCAATAATTAATACCTCTAGGCAATCTAGCATGCTGCGAGTTTTCCCATGAACTGATCTTATATCCAGAGAGAGCGACAAAACCCGCAGCAGTTCACTTAAAAATGGCTAAACAATGCCGGGCAAGTACAACTGAACTTCATCGGCGGCCCGCTCCCGCGCTGCGTGCAGTAGCTGCTTACGTCCGCCGACTCCCCATTTCGCCATCTGGCTAGCACACTGACTAATCGCTTTGGTTTCAGTGTTGATGATATGGTCGATTTTGTTCAGCCTGGCCATGGCGCCCATCCCCAAACGGACAACGGTTCGAAATACCTCATACACTTCAATTTCGAACTCCGGCTTAATCCAGGAAGCGTAGCGAATAGCAAGTAGTTCGACGCCCCACGCGCCGGATTCAGAGCCGCCTTTTATCACCTTAAGCGGTTGATTTTGTTCCGAAGCACTTTTTAGTGCTTTGGATTGAAGCGCCTTAATGAAGCGTTTTATTAGGGCGCTCCTGAGGAATACGCTTGGGCGCTGGGACTCTGTAGCCTCCCCATTTGCCACGGCTGCTGCATGGAGGTCATTAAGGCTATAGCGCCCCTCATCGTCGACACGAACGGAGACGCCGTTCACTGATACAGTTGGATATTTCATATCGGTTTACCTTTGAGTGATGAACCTTGTCGCACAGGAAACCGGCCCACAGAAGGGCACCGACAGCCAGCCGGCATCCTCAAGGGTCATCCTGAAAGGTTCTGTGTTAAATGCGCGTGCGAGGCGCGTCAGAGGTGATTCGGCATTAGCCGTTCACGAACAAACGGATATAAAAAAGCCCCGCGGATGCGAGGCTGATATTCGGTTAGTGCTGAGGTTAATTCTTCGTGGGGGTTGTCCTGGAGCGCTCCTGCTCCATCATAGCCTGCCAGCGGCGATCGTCTTCGTCCATGACCGTGTTGTATTCTTCGCGCGTGAAGCCGTTCTGATTTGGGTATTTGGCGTTAATCATCATGGCGAACTCTGTCATCGTGAGGTTCTCTGCCTCTTCCCGGCTTATGCCGAAATGGTTACGCGCCGCCATGATGTAGTCGGCAGCACGGAATTCTGCGGTTGTCTCGTTCGTTTCGTAACGCTGCAGCTTACGCACCTTCGCTTTGCCGATGATGCCGTGCATCATCAGGTTTTGCGCGACAATGACCATACTTTCCGGCGGCATGCTGCCCGGGCGCCAGACAAAGCCACGCTTGCGTGATTTCCCCGGCTTCATCCAGCCAACCAGATCGCCGATATCATCGTCACAACATGCTGTCAGTACCGTATGCGCGGCCATGATCGCTTTGCGTGACAGAAGCCCGCTTTGCATAAACCGCAGGACGCAATCAGGAAGGCGGCTGTACTCATCGCGGACATAGGCCTCGGCTGCGCGCTGCGCGAATGGCGCCGTCTCGTCATTGCACAGGTCATAGAACGCCTGGACAATTTCCTCCGGCTCTCCAATGCGTGCCATGTTGCGAAACGACGGCCGAAAAAAAAATTCCCGGTCACCGAATCCGATTACACATTCGCCTAATTCTTTAATGGGGGTCATAGTCGCTCCATAAACAGTATCAAGGGCGCGTAAACGCCCTTTGTACTATTCACGAACTGGCCTGGTGGTTAACTGATAGTGACCGTGCAGGATGCAGACGTGATCTTGACTGGTGTCGCGGAAGAGTCGGTGACTTCACAGGTATAAACCCCGGCATCACCAGAAACAGCGCTGGCCTTGTTGAATGTCGCCGTTGTTTGCCCGCTGACAACCGTGCCGTCTTTCTTCCAGACGTAGGTGTAAGGCGCTCTGCCACCCTCAACCACTACCGACATATTCAGAGCCGATCCGGCCGCCACGCTCTTGGTCGTCGGCAGGTTAGTAGTAAACGCCAGCGCCGGCGGAGCGACCTCAAATACCACGGAGTCTGCATCAGCAACTTTCCACCCACCAGAGAAGGTGGAAATATCCGAAGTGCCGAAATCACCAGACCAGGAGGTGGTGTTGAAGTAGCCCATGATATAAGTGCCAGCGTCTTCACCAGTGAAGTCGAAACGGACCCAGACTGTCGGCTGACGGCCTGCCTGCACTTCATCGAAAATATATTTCGAGATGGCAATAGCGCCGACTTCCGTCGTCTTGTCTTTCTTGCGGAACTCACCTTCTCCTGAGATGGTGAAGTCCATATTGTTGACCAGGTTCTCAACCAGCCCCTTCGTATCGTCAGCCTCAGAGGTGACGGTATTCATGGAATAGTCGAAGCTCTTGGTGGTCATGGCGCCGAGGCGCTTCCATTCGGAAAGCGCAGGAACCGTATCAGCACAGCCAAAAGCCATGCGGAGCACGGCCACCTTACCAATCAGCTTGCCGGTGTCATTAGCGCAGCCTTGCATGTATGCCTCTCAATTAAAAAAGGCCGCCATATGGCAGCCTGATGGGTGATTCTGACGATTATTCGCCGTATGTGCAGGAGACGAGTAGCCGGGTTACCAACCGGCCTTCTTCGGTAGGGATCGGCGCCGGGACATTGCCGACAAGCCGCAGCGCGCCAACGCAATCATCGGCGCCGGCTTGCGCGCTGATATACTCGACAATGGCGTTTACCGCGGCGTCAGCAGCATCGGGATTGGCCTTCGAGGAGATCACATCAACCATCACATACCAGTCGCCGCCGAGGTCAAAGGTGATATCGGTGCCGCCGGAAGGCCTGAACACGATGAACTGGTCCGTGTCTTTCCCGGTATCGCGCCATTGCCGCCACTGGACCTTAAATCCCGCGGTAAGCCCCTCAGCCACAAACAGGTCTTTTAGGCGCATATACATGGGGGGTGTCATAGCGAAAGCTCCTTCTTCACCACCGCGTCAATCTGGCTGCGGGTATCCTCGAAGCCCTTCGTTAAGAACTCCTTGCGGGCCGTTGCTCGCGTGAAGTTCTGTTTCACTGCCGGGTCGTGGACATACACCGCATAGTTGGCGGAGTAACCAACGCGCCCGGTTACCCTGGTGCCGTTAGCCGTGATTTCGCGGAACTGGCTATTGATGAGCGTCGACGTATCGATCGGGGTGTAAAGCGCAGCCTGCGCACTGCCAATAAGCATCGCAGACTGGATTGCTCGCACGACTTTACGCCCCTGGACGTCTTTGATAATGCGATCTAGGTTGGCCTTGGCATGGCGGATGCCGCGAACTTTAGCGCCCATAATCAGACTCCCGTAATCAGTGCAAAATCGTCAGCCAGCCTTTCGAACGTGTCAGCGAACCGGACAATCTGGCGTATCTCATCGGCTTCATCCGGTGGCGAAGTAGCTGAAGATGCACCAATAAGGATATAGTCACCCTCTTTTGCCTCTGCGTACTCCGTCCAGATTGTATTTTTAACCACGATTTCCCGGCCAAGGTCGCCGATTTTTGCAGAGAGACCGCCCTGGTAGTCGCAGAGGATAGCGATCGGCGGCTCCCATCCATACGGCTGACCTCCGCCGTCGGTATCGCTACCGTCAGCATCGCGTATGCGCCGCCAGATTGTCGCCGTCGCGGTGTATGACCAATTAGCTACTGAAGACATCAGTCATCCCTCCATCGCAGCACAACGGCGTCTGTGGCGCGTATGCGGTCGCAGTTGATGCACCACTCACCATTGCTTTTCACGTACGCCGTCGTTTGTTGGCCTGTATCGGTGATCACCCACACCCGGGTAAACGTCCGCGGCAGCCGTTGCTGAACTGAAACCCACGCCATTAGCAGCCCCCGACCACCAGAAACAGGCCCACACTGTTGCCGGCGCTGATCGGAAGTTCACTGGTGCAGCCACTGGTATCAAGTCTCGCCAGAGAGTCACGCAGCCAGGTGATGCCATCGTCTCCGTAGTCGAACGAGCGCGATGCTCCCGATGGCGCCCCCTGCGATTTGATGCGGCGGGCGCCGGAAGACGTCGCCATGAGCGCAGCGGCATACATCAGGATGAGCTTTGCCGTGCAGTCGTCATATCCCGCACCATCGAGGCACGGGATAATCTTGTTCACCACACAGAGAATCGGATCGAGGAGCGCGGCGGGGAGGGCGGAAGCCAACTCACCGAGGAACGCCTGCACGTCTGCCGCTGTGATTGGGTCAGCCATGGTTATTTCGCCTTCTTCGATTTGCTGGCAGATTCTTCCTGCTGCTCTGCCTGCTCTGCCTGCTCTGCCTGCTCTGCAGCATCATTACCCGGCGTAGCCACTTCCAGCGCTTGCTCTTCCACTTCGCCCACCGCCGACACACGACCAGCAAAAGCTGCAGGAACGTCCGCCGCGACGAATTCGTGGCCAACAGGAAGTTGCTGGAAGACGCCATCAATCATGCCCCAGCAGCCGGTTTTCTCGACCTTTAACGTTTTCATGCTTTCTCCCAAAGAAAGGGGCCGAAGCCCCTTAACCCTGTGCGTTGAAGACTTTAGAGCGACCGTTGAAATCACGCTTAATCTGCAGACCAACAGCACTCCAGACCAGAGTGTTGTAGTTGTCGAACGGATTCTGTCGCGGGATCATGAAGGTACCCACCGGCGCGGCGATGCGCGTCTTGATGTACTGCGAGTTGCGAACGTACGCAATGAAGTGGTTACCGGTCAGCTTAAAGGTCTGGTTCACCGACTCAATGCGACCGTAGCGCAGGATGTACTCCAGCACGGTGCCTTCTTTGAAGCCCGCAGCGGAGGAGTACGGCTTGCTCATGTTGCGCATGATGTCAGGCGACACCCAAGCCTTCACCTTCTCCTGCACGTAGTTATCGTCCAGAAGCTTCGCGAACGGTCCGGTGAAGAAAGCGACCATCTCGTCAGGAGTAGCAGTGGTCAGGTCGATGTTGAGGCCTGAAGCACTCAGGTCTACCTGGTTGGTGTTGGCGTGGTTGGTGATACCGGCGCCGACATACCCCTTCACCTTCACCTTCGCATCGCCTGAAAGCATGTAGTCAGCCATGTCTTCACGGATAGCCGCAACGTGCGCTTCCTGGTCATCGGCCATCGCGTCGAGGTTTTCCGACTGCATGCCGTTCCACTCACGCCATTCGCGGCTGTAGCCGGTGTTAAAGATCGGGATCGGGTCACCGGCTTCGTCGTAGATGACTTTATCCAGCTCTTCCGGAACATGGCCCGTCAGTGTGCGATGAACCTTGCCTGCGTCACTGGAAACGCGGTATAGCGCCGCCGTCTTGCCGATAGAGATCGGCGTACCGAGACCGAGCAGGTCATCAAGCAGGCCGTTGCCTTCGTCGTTGCGGAAGACTCGGGTGGTGATGTTGTCCACTTCACGCCAGTAGTCTTTAGAGATCAGCGCAGCCTGGTTAACTTCCAGCGCGCCGCCGTACTGGGCGGAAATGTTGTTCTGGTTAACGTTGAAGGATTCGCGCTGCATCAGCAGCTGATTCCATGCCTTCTTAATCTGGTTATGTTCAGTAACCAGCTTTTTGTTAAATACGATCATGCTCATGCGGTAGCTTTCCCTGATTTGCGAACTTTCACGAGTTGGGCTTCAGCGCCAACGGTGATTTTTTCGCGTGAAAAGAAGAGGACCTGGTCGGTTGCTGGAGTGGTCGACTTGGCCAGTGTGCCGTCACCGGCAGAAACCAAACCTTCGTTTTCCAGCAACACTTCGCCGGCTTTTACCAGCATGTGGTAATCGACATCGTCTTCGCACATGATGGCCGCGCCAGTATCCCCGGCCGGCACTGCATCGCGGATATCACCGCCGCCGATATAATTGTGCTGGAGCGCCAGGGCAACGCCTGCACCACCGGCCACATTGTGAACGGCCAGTTTCCCTGTGCTATCCAGCATTACCAGAGACCCAGGCTTCACTGCTGCCGCCATGATTGCTTCAATGACCTGCGGGTCATTCTTGCGGGCCGGGCCCGCGATTACGGTATGGAAACGAGGTGCGAGAGCCATTATTCAGGAGCCTCCATAGAAAGGATTTCACTCTGAGCGCCATTCCCCTGGAATGCCGGGTTCAGACCGGTACTGGTTTGGCACTGCGAGTACATGTCGTTCAGCGCTTCGCCGCCCAGCGAGTTGATCGCCGCTTCGGTCATGAACGGGAATTTCGCTTTGACCGCTTCACGCTTGGTCTTGAGGTCTTTTTCAGCGTTGGCCTGCAGCTGAGTTTTCAGCGTGCTGATCTCGTCAGTCAGCGGCTTAATTGCCAGATTTACTGCCGCAGTAATCGCGTCAGAGTTAATCTGAGTACCCGGCTGGTCGCCTGCTTTCTTCTGTACCTGCTGGTTATAGGCATCCCAGACCTGATCGTCGGTCAGCCCCTCGGTTTTAACGCCTGCGGCATTGAGCGCGGCGATCATCTTCTCTTTCATCGGGTTTGTTTCTCCGTTGGTTTTGACTTCGTACTCAGTGGGTTTGCGCACGACCTCTACTGGATCGCCGACCAGCGTGACCGTGCTGTCGTCGATGAGGTATTTTTGCTGGAAGAGCTTATTGCCCTCTTCGAAAATGAATTTGTCGGGCCATACGGTCACGACATAGCGATAAACATCGCTGCCTGACGGCGCGCGAATGGCTTCACGCAGCATCTGGTAGATTTCATCGAATGAGGCATCTGAGTTATGGGTGAGGAAGAACTTCACTTTGTTCAGCAGCCCATCTTTGAGGCTATTTGCGGCTTCAACGAGGCTTGCCGTTTCGACTTCGCCTTCCTGACCATCGGCATTCACGAACATGCCGACGCCTTCTTCTGGAGTACCGGCGCCCGGCTCATCGAGCAGGATAGCGATATGGTCGAACTGCATATTGCGAGCGATCCATGAGTACTTCTTCTGCTTCGACTCGCCTGACTTTCTCTCTTTGTTCGTGAGTAATCCGGTAGACAGGTGGATCGGGTCGGTGTTGGTGCCGGCGATCATCTCATCGAGGCGATTAATCAGGCGCTTACCGTCAGGCTTTGTCTCGGCGACCGCCTTATTGATATAAACGTCCATGACGACCTGGTCGCCTGACTTACTGACGTTCTGCGCCCAGGCTCCGACGTGATAGCTGTTAATGGCCCGCGGGTCATTGGCGCTGACATACTTGCCATCTACCATCGGATGCGGCAGAGGCATCAGCTTGCCTTCCATCGTCTTGTAGCTGTTGTTAATCTCCTCCGCCGGGTACAGGCCGCCATTCATAACAATGTCATCGACGATCGGAACCGCGCCACGAATGACGTAGTGCTCCTGGCCGTTGATCGTTGTCGTTGAGATGTTGGAGGCGTTGATGGCGAGGGATTTAACATGAATACTGGTAAGGTTCATGTTTAACCCTTTGGATTATTAAAATGAAAAAATGGTTACTGGCCTTAGTGTTTGTAGTCGCCCTCCCAGCCAAGGCAGGTTTCATAACTGGCAATGAGCTTTATGAACTCTACAAAGCGTCAATCCGTGCCGAACAAGCATCACCAAGTGAAAAAGATTTAGTAGATGCAAGTGAATATTTGGGGTACGTAACAGGTGTGTGGGACGCGCTAGAAGGCTTTGCCGTTTGCACTGGTGACAAAATCACAAGAGGGCAAATCGGCGACATGGTCGGTGAATATCTAAAAAGCAACCCCGGCATCCGAGATAAACAGGCTAGCTCCATAATCATGATTTACCTGAATGCTAAATATCCATGCAAAAAATAACTATGCTGCCTTTTTATCCGGGGTCCACTGTTTACGCTCTTTCTCCAGCTTCTCAGCTAACCCCTGATTGAAAATGCTGCCGTCGTCGTTAAGCAGCACCGGAATCTGGCTGCAATAGCAGTTGTACCGGTTGCCGTTCTCAGCGTAGAAGTCTCGCACCTGCTCGGTGGTGTATACCTTTCCGTGACGGCTGGCATGCCAGCTGCGCGTGGTCGGTTTGAGCGCAGATAGCCACAGCAGGCCGGTTTTCAGCCCAAGCCGATCCGCTGCCCAGTCCGTTTCGTTCCATTGCGCCTGGCGCAGCGCGCCAACCTGCTCAGTCTGAGCGATAGTCTTAGCCTTCGACATCGATACGTCGAGGCGCTTACTGATGACGCCGGCTGTTTCGCGAGGATTCACGCCACGCGCTACCGCATCGGTGATGATGTTAGTCAGATCGCCGCGGGCGGTGTCGCTGATGACCTTCCAGTCGCTGAATGTTGTCAGTCTGGCGGCTGCTACCTGATTAAGGTGACCAGGGCTGCTTAAAAGCTGTTGTAGCGTTGTCTGGCTGGCATATACCTGCGACTGTTGCGAGAGGTTGTTGAAGGCCTCCAGCGTTCCGCGCTGCGTCTCAGCGGCGACGTAATCCATCGCCCAGAGGTTTTGTTCGCCGCCTTCGAGCAGGTAATCGTCGAGAATAACCTGTACCGCTTCGAGCAGGTCGGCCAGTTCCTGCGCTGACATGTCGTAGATGAACTTGCCAGCGTTGACCTGGTAGAGCGTTGGCTCGGCGCCGTTAACGTGGCACAGGAAGTGCCAATTGTTGCTGTTTGACTCGCGCTCTCGCCCGGTCAGGCGCTGGTCGAACAACGCTTTAAGTGCACGCTTGATGCCGAGATAACGGTCCTCGATATCCCGGAACATCGCGCTGACCTGCTTCGCTGATCGAGTCGGGTCAACCTTGCTGCGCGGAACTATCGGCAGCCCCACCTTTGCCGTCTGCTCCGGTGTCATCGGCCAGTGGATCATCGGTTGTCACCTTGTCATTCGGGTTAGGTGGTTGCTTTGGCTCAGGCAGAGGGTCAAGACCTACAATCTCGCGAAGTTCGTTGGCCGAGAATGGCGGCTCGCCACCATAGAAGCCCGACGTTTTCTGGACGATATCAGCCAGTTTCGAAGCGTTCTCGATTTTCTCTTTCTCGCCCGGGGCCAGCAGGTCAGTCCATGAAATGGTGACCTCTCCATTTGTCGGCGGATCGATAATACCCAAGGTCCAGAAGCGTTCCAGCAAGGCGGTGATTCTGTCGGTCAGGAAGCCGTTGCGGCGGGTATTGCGACGAATGGCCCAGTCGGTTTTATCCTCATCACTCGCCAGTCGTCCGGTCTGCTGTCCAAACAGGATTGTGAACGGGATTTGAACTGATGCCGCCAGTTCGTTAGCGGTGACCTCCCACGTCGGCCCCGGGTCGCCTGGTGTCACGCTCAGAACATGCATCTGCCCGGCCTGCATCACCGCCGCCGCATCGGTGCCTCGGTTCAGCTTATTGACCTTGTCGCCCATCGCTTCGCCGAGGTCGGCATAACCAGCTTTCTTCGCCTGGTCAGCCAGCGTGGCCATGTCTGTTTCTTTGCTGAACTCGACCGCGATCTGCCGGCTGGCATTCTTCAGGAAGCCCTCAGCGCCACCGCCGGAAATCTTCTCAAGGTCGAGCCCTTTGTTGTATCCGGCCTCAAGAAGCGGGATTCCCGACAGAACGTTGTCATCTTCCGAGCCTTCGCAGAACAGGATTACCCTGCTCGGATGCACTGGCTCACCGCGCGTCGGTCCAACGAAAGCCTCGTCTCCAACCGGCTGCTCGTTGAAGTTGAACATCTTCGGCTGGCCGAAGGTCTCGGACTGGCGATCGTTATCCCATTCGGCAACCGTCAACTGCGGCTCCCATACAGGGATCAGCTTAACCAGCGCTGCCTCGCCGAGACTCCTTACAAGGGAAGTGTCGACTTCCTCATTCCATGGCCGGTTATCTTTGATCTGCAGTAACAGCGCGGAGTAGCGCCCCACCATATTGCGGCGATCGGCATCCTTCACCTTCGGCCACCATTTCTTCATGAACCTGGTGACGTTCTTTTCCCATGGGTTAGTTTTCTTCGCCTCCTTGGACTCATCACCATCAACGATGACCGGATAGTCCTGCCAGCAACCATCCAGAAGGCGATGCACAACAGCGAAGCCTACGGCGTTGCGCCGGTACATGTTGTAGAAGTCATGGAAGGTAATGGTTCGCGGGTAGCCAAATTCCTGATAGAGCGTCGGGCGCTTGGTATTGCCACCGCCGATACCGATGGCGTTAAGGTAATTCGCTCGCCGCATTTCAGTGGCGAGATTGTTCACAGCCAGTTGAAGGCCGTTATCTTGTTCGCTCACTGGCGATGCTCCTTAGAAAAATACTGTGCCGACCTGCTTGCGGTTGTTCTTCGCCACGGCAAAGTAACGAAAGCTGTCGGCGCCGTGCGATGTGAAGTCGTGAAGGGGTTTGTCTTTCCAGCAGCCGCGCTTGTCGTCCCACTCCTTGCGGTAACCTTCGAGGTGGGAGATGCCAACAGCGCACTTCTCCTCATCGAAAACGCAGGACTTGAGGATTTCACGCACCGACTCAATGCCGGTATCGATCCCCGCTTTCGGCACAACGCGGAAGTTCATCGAATACATCCGGCCGTCAATCTCGTAGCCCTCGCGCGCCAGCTCTTTGCGAGACTTCGCATCAGCTGCAAACTCGCGGTTCTCGATGTCGTGCGGCCCCCAGTGCTCACCGTACTCATAGCCGCGGTCTTTCAGCACCTTCATGTAGTGCCTAAGCCCCTCGCCAGAGTTTTCGTAGTAGTCGATGACGTGGAACTCTTCGCCGACCTCGCGAACGAACCAGATCGCCGTGGAGTCGCCCACACCAATATCCCAGAACGTGTGAACCGGTAGATGTGAGTTATCCGGGATTTGGCCGATCCGCTTGTTGGTGTAGAGCCAGCGGAATTGTTTGGCGTAGTACGCGCCCTCGACCGACTGCTGGAACGCCTCGGCCGGAATGGTCGGGTATTCGCGCTTCATGTCGTCGCCGAGCGTCTTTTCTTTGGCGTAATACCAGGCCTTCTGTCGTTCACTAACGACTATGCCGTGCTTCGCCTCCATCTCAGCGAAGTACTCAAGCAGGCGCGCCGGCAGAGGTTCTACCGGGTCAATTGCGTATTGCGGATTCTTCCACCATGAGAAGAAGAAAAACTTCCAGTCCAGCGCAGATAACGGCTTGCCCTGCAGCAGTGCTTTCTCTGCCGTCTGGCAATAATCGAAGAAGTAACCCGACCGGCCCTCTGCGGTGCTCTCGATAGTAGCGAAGCATCCTGTCGATACCGCCTCAAACGCACCAGTGACGATTTCCCGGGCTTTATCAGGATATTTGGCGCATATCTTCCCGAACTCGGAGACGTGCAGGTAACGCAGCGTACCGCCACGAAATGAGGTGCTGACGTATAGTGATCCGCCCTTCTTAAAGACCAGCTCACCGGCTGAGTCGTTGCTCGCCGGATTGGCCGCCTTTATCTCGGCCGGCAGCTTGTCGTAGGCATATTTCACCTTTTCCCGAAACAGGCGCTTTGCGTCATTCAGCGTGTGGGCAATCAGCGCGCACTTTGCGGACTCGAACAGAGCAGCGTCGAGCTGGATGATGCACACCTCTGTGGTGAAGCCGAGCTGGCGAGCTTTCAGGATGATGTTGCGGGTATGGATCCCCTCGAAGTATTCCCGCTGCTCCGGCGTCATCCTGAAGCGAGTCGGCTTACCTTCTTTGTCGGTTATCCAGTAAAGATTGTTCAGCCGCCAGTCTTTATCAGCTAGCAGCTTGAGATGCTCAGGCTTCATCACGCCCCCTGAGACAAGGAATCCATCAGTTCAGAAATTGATTCAACGACGTGCTCTGTTTTCACTTGCTCGCGAAACGCCTGGACGTCGATATGCTTACCAATCAGCTCCAGGTTCTTCACCTTATCAGGCCACTTAATCTTCTTAAGCAGCGCGGTAGTGTTTCCCTCCGCTGCCATCTCGATGACATCCAGCCCGGAGAGCGTCGTCCTCCAGACCTTCGGCCATTGAGTTACTGGTTTTAGCTCTCCAGTCGAGGTCAGGATGTCGAGCACGTCCATCTGGTCTATCTCAACAAGGCGATTCAGGACGTATGTCGCATTTATACCAACCAGATCATTGCGCTGCTCTTTGAGTTCAGCAATTCTTGACTGTATGTCAGGTTTTGACAGGTTTTCGGATGCGGTGCGGTTAGCTGTCTTTGCGCTGTACCCCGCCCGAATAGCCGCTTGTGTGGCGTTTAAATCGATGAGGTACTCGCGACAAAACATTTCTTGCTTGTCGGTGAGTGCCATGCTTATTCCAAAATGAAAGGTTTATTTATGTCTACAGAATCTCTTCTCAATACCATGCTCGAACATGATCGGTTCCATGACCAAGATGCGATGGTGGCTGGAATAGCCCAGAGGGCTGTAAATAATGGTTACGAAAGCTTAACTCCGCGACAAAAAGCGGTACTAAAGCCGTTTCTTACCCAACCTTGCGATGGCGTAACCGACCCTGGCGGGTATCACAATGACTGCCAGCATATTCTTGAAGGTGATGCTCTTGAAAGCGCCATTCAAAACGACATGTACTACGGCGGATTACTTTGCCCTTCCTGTGTGGATGAGAAGGAGGAGCATCGACGCCAATGGGAAAACATTCAAAGACAGTAGTTTTAATCCCCCAATGATTTCCTGGCCTTCAGGTAATCAAATGTCATACCGAGGAGGAGAATGCGTAGCGCGTCCTCCTCTGAGATTAGAGGGCTAAGCCCACTCGCTCTACGCTGCAACTCGTCAAGTACTTCGCGCGAACGTGCAACCTGCTCTCTCATATCAAGAGTTAACGTGATAGGGCCGATTGTCATGGTCATAATGTGCTTACCTCGGATTCACCATTAGATGGCGCTGGCGTGAACTACACACGCGTCACATCGGCCGGTGCAAAATACAGCCACTCGCCCGTCTCGGTCGCCAGCGGCACAAGCCATTAACCAGCTCAGGCTGACGTCGTGACATCTTGCCCGTTTACTCGCCGCCGTCGTTCGTATTCAGTTTGATGATGTAGATGTCGGACATTGAGAGCCTCTTTATCCGCTTATGGGGAAATTGCCATTACGATGAGACTCCCCATGGTGATGGCAACAAAAAACCGCCATGAGGCGGTTTATGAAATACTCACGACACGCATTCTATTGCTAGAAGGTGCTGAGATTGATTCTTGAGCCATTAGCGCAACGCTCAAATGCCTCATAATAAGTGCGTAAATTTGTGTTCTTCTCATAAAGAATAGTTGCGAATTCTGCAGGTTCGATGAGCCAACGAACACCATGCCCTCCGCCAGTATGAAAAAAGCGGTCAAATGGAATTGTTGCTGGGATATAGTTAGACTGGATTTGATTTGCATGAAGGTGATCGCGACCAATGTACAATGCTGAAATGAGAGCCGCTTGGTCATCAATAGAGTATTGATTTAGAAATGCTTTAGCAGTCGAGGCACTTTGAAATGGAATTAACGAATCTGCTGCTGTGATAAGTTGCTGTATGTGTGTCATTTTATTCCCTTAGAATTAGCACCACCTTTTGATGGTTACTGATGTTAATGGGGATACTGACTCACGATTCAATCCCTTCAATTAATTTAGTTAACCTAATTATTGAGGGATATCATCTTTCGTCTACTTAAGGCACTGCTCTTTGATGTACTCCTGCAGATAGCCTACCTGCTTCGTCACTGTGGCGATTCGCTTTCTGAGGGTGAAATAATTCCGTTCAGCGGAGTCAGTAAGTCGGGGGCTGGAAGCATCGCCCATGCCGCCGGTGCCGGTCGCTCCGCTCGCGGGGCATCTGGCGTTGAGCTGCAACCGACGCTTGCCAGAAGCAACATCACGTTCAAGCTGATCGATAGTGGCTTTAGCATCTGCCAGTTCTCCGGTGTATTTGGCATCCAGTGCAGCAACATCTCGCTGCCGAGTTGTCATGTCGGTGATGGTCTCGTTCGCAAGGTTTAGCTCTTTAACCTTCTCGTCACGTTGCCTTTTGAACTCGGTGGCGTTGTCGTGGTAGTGACTGGCCAGCCAGCCGAGGCTGACTATCAGGCAGATCACAACAGCGCTGATAATGGCTGCTAATCGGCTCATTCATCTATCCCCCAACATGCCAGTGCGCTTTCCTGATCACGACGAGAGACCTGGCCGTAACAATTGTTCGAACGCACGCGGCAATCTTTTCCGCCATCAAAAATCCACCGGCGAATTTCAGCGCAGGCGCCTTTACGGTCACCGGCATTCAGCTTGCGGTAGAAGGTGGAAGGAAAGCATTTACCGGGCCCGATGTTATAGGGGCAGAAACTGGCAATCCCGACCTTTTGAGGGGGCGTCAGATGAACCCGCACATTCTGATCAACCCATGCCAGCGCTTTATTGCGCTCAATAGCATTCACCTGGTCGCATTTGACCTGGGTTAATTTCATCCCCTGCGTTACAGGGTTGCCATCTACCCGGGTAGCACCACGACATATCGTCCAGATGCCGGAGCCATCGCGGTATGACGTGAGGCTATTGCCCTCTTTCTCATTCAGGAACTGATCCATGAGAACGGGAGCTGATGCGCCAGCAGCAATAAGCGCCAGCATGGCCGCACTGAGTTTCGTTTTCAGGTTAGCCATCGCTATTCATCCTGCGGTGGCGGGCCACCATAACCACGATCGAGGGACTGCTGATACATCTTCGTCCAGCGGCGCTTAAAGTAGAGATTGGTCAGGTAAGTCGCTACACCGATTATCACGCCGCTGGCCAGAGCAATAAAATTCCAGTCAAGTCCATGAAACCAGTCATAGGTCCTTGCCAGCCCGGTGCATATCAGGCCGCCTGACGAGCAGTACGAGGCCGCCGAAAAGATTTTGTCAGGCATTTTCATAGTCTCCACCTCCGATAATGTTCGGGGTGCTATCTGTAGTCAGTAAAAGGTTCAGGGCCGTCGGGCTGATTTAACAACAAAGCGTCGAGGGTGATTCCCGCGACCCTGAAAATAAAAAAGCCTGCGGTTAGGCAGGCAATAAGCATGAGGGTAATAGCAATGTCGGTGATGACCGAAAATACCCTAGCTGGGTCTGGCGGCCTGTGACGCTGTTGCAGCAACGCCCCTGATAAGTTGGGGTATGAACCCGTTATCAGGTCAGGCCATTATCTGGTGCACCATTCAGGACTCGAACCTGAAACCGATAGCTTAGAAGGCTATTGCTCTCTCCGGTTGAGCTAATGGCGCTAATTTGGCGGGACAGGAAGGATTCGAACCTTCGACCATTCGGTTAACAGCCGAACGCACAACCGCTGTGCTTCTGACCCTGAAATGAAAAAGGCCGCGAAATAGCGCAGCCCTTAATGCTTTATGGTTTTGCCTGAATTAGGCGAAAAAAAGCCCGCTCAGAGGGGCGGGCAGAAGGTAGGAAATACTGATTCTTCAACGGTTCGAGGCGCACCTAATAGTCAGAGCTACCGATTTACCAGGAGAGCGCTCGTTTTCCGTTACTACCTTTTAAACATAGCTGGAGAAGCCGAAACGGCAACCCCACTACCAAATAGCTTATGTAGCATTGCATTATGGTGCCGGGTGCCTCCCGGTGAGCATGTCCCAGTCGACATGGCCCGCGCTGCATTTACAGATCACTGTAAGTGACTGGTCGCCCCTCCGCATAGGGGGATTCACCACACGAATAGATTAACAACATGTTAATTTTCTGGTCAATAAGATATAAGCAAATGATGACATGCAGTTTTCTTATTGCTGAGTAACTTCAATCTGGTTCAGGGCTCTGCGCGTGTAGGGCTTTAACGTGTCGTGCGGCACGTCTCTACCCAAGAGCCCTGACCGGATCGCAGGCATAAAAAAGCCCCGCACGATGGCGAGGCTCGGTGTTCTGATAGGTCAAACGCAAATACGGCAACCTACACTAAATATATTGCTCATTTGTTCATTGAAATGCAAGCACGTTATGACTATTTTTTGCAATTTTCCTCACGCTTTCGCGATCGTTAAACGCATTTTGCAGCGGCTGGTACAGGCAGAAGAGCGCCGCGTTGATAATCTGCTTAACTTCCCGGCGGATGGTTGAAATGCTCGGGTGCTTATACTGGTTTCCGGCGCGGGTCTTCATCAGGCGAGGTTTGCTCACAGCATGCTGCCATGAAGCGATCCTTATCTCGCTTGAGTTACAGACGTAATAGGCAAAAATCACCTTCCATGCGTTCTCATCTACGTTTTTCAGGTAATGTCGGATTACGGCATCAATCAGCAACCCATCATCATCGCTGCATACAGGCCTTGATGGTGCTTGCGGCTCAACGGTGGCCATGAACTTGGCGATCATATTTATCATCGCCTTGTCTATCTTCCCTGTCTGGCACCATGCGCCCCAAAGCTGGAGCCACTGATCTATCCACTGGTGCTGTTCGTTGGTTAATTCCAGTTTCATGCTGTCTCTCCCAGGCGCTTATAGATACGGACGAAATTGCGTAATATTTTGTAGTCGACCAGCACGGTTCCGCGGCTACGCAAGAGGCGGAGCTTTTGCCAGCGGTCGCGGATGCGCTCGATAACGTCATGGCTCATGCGGCCTCCTGATGGCGGGCGCGGCGCTTCTCCAGCGCGCGGGCTCTGCGGGTGAATATGGACTTGATGCGCTGCAGGTAGGGAATGTCGAACCGGCGCGGCTCGTTATCAGCCTCAAGGCGCTCTACGCGATCCAGGCCAATGCGCTCAATCAGGTGAATGCGGTATTCAACAGCGTTGCCGCTCAACTGCCGGTTGCAGCGGGTGCAGGCGGAGTGGACATTGAACACGTTGAATTTCAGGTGCGACGCCGCGCCACGGGAACGGTAATGACTGGCGTCAATAGCGCTGCCGGTCAGGTAGTTGCTCTTGCCGATAAGCGGGCTTCCGCAGCTGACGCAGGGCCTACCTTCATCACGAATGCGAATGTACCGGTTAAAGGCTGACTGAGCCTCTTTATCCCACTGGGCCTTTGTCTTGAATGACTCACGCTTGGCACGGCGGCGCTGACGCCCCTCCTTCTCGGATTCACGCTGGCGCTTCACCGCCCTGGCGTTCGCCGCTTCCCGGGCTTTTGCTGTCTGTTTTTTGCCGATCGCGCTGGCGCATTCAAAACTGCATACCACCTGCCCTTCCCGGGCAGGATGGAACCATTCGCGGCAGTGGGCGCATTTACGACGTGCTGGTTTACGCATGATCACCACCCTGGATCTGCACCAAGGTCAGGTTGCCGCAGAACACGGCACCGGTATCGATATACATCTGGTTGGCGTATTTGACGGGTTCGCGCGCTGGAGTGTGTCCGAAGATAAACAGGTCAGCACCAGTGATTTCTTTCGCCAGGCCATCGTGAGAGTCGCTGATGCGATCGCGATTCCAGATGACCATCTCTTCCGGTACAGGTTTATCGAACTCATATTCGTCGTGTGGGTAGTCAGCGTGGCAGATGATAACCTTCCGGTCGCCGGTCACCAGTTCGATAATCAGCGGCAAATCAGCCACGCGTTGTAGCAGGTTGTTCCTGACATAGCGCCCGGCATCATCATCGAGAAAGAAATACCAGGAGCCGCCGTTAGCTCGCCAGTGCCGTTCCAGTGTGTAATCCTCGACTCCATCCAGCATCATCTGCTCATGGTTACCACGAACGGCGCGGAACCATGGCTGAGTAATCAGATCCAGACACTCCACGTTTTCGGTGCCGCGGTCGATGAGGTCGCCAACGGAGATAAGCAGATCCTGCGCCGGGTCAAAATCCACCTTGCCGAGCTGGGTCATGAGATTGGTGTAGCAGCCATGCAGATCGCCGACTACCCAGATATTGCGCCAGTCAGCGCCGTTGATGCGTTGATAAATGCTCATGCAATTTTCCTTCTGGCAGCGCGGCGCAGCCAGCGGACATCTGCCAGGTGAGCCGTATAGTGAAAGGTGGGGATGTCGGAAGGCTTAACTTCGACCTTGCGCTTACGGCGCGCCGGAACGCGGAAGATGCCGCGCTCCATTACTTTGGCGAGAAGACATTGCATAGCCATCACCCAGCAAAGCTCAGCAGCTGACTGGCGGCATTTTCAGCCTCAGCCGGCGAGTGGAACTTGCGACGCAGAATGTAGTTCCAGAGCACATTCAGCACTGATTTGTAGACGCCGTTAAACTGGCTGTCGTCCATGCTGGCGAAGGAGATCGACTTTGCGACACGACGACGGCTGCCGTCAGGCATCTGGTATTCGTCGTAAAAGCCAGCCTGAATGGTTGCCCACTCGCGGAAGGATTCGAAGTGTTTCAGAAGCGCCATATCGCGGGAACGAGAAATACCGACAGAGGAGAGATACATCTCCGCGGCGTTCTGGAGCGCAGCGCGCTGATCGAAGTCGGATGAGAGGAAGTCGATAAACCCGGATATGAGGGCGCGCTCAGTGGGCTCAATGAGGCCACCGGAAGGCGTCCAGTAGTGATACCCGAGAGTCAGAAGTTTGAAGAACTTCTTGTGGAATGCGTAATTCCTGGGCTTGCGGAACTCACCGCAAAGCAGTTGCCCTACGGGGATAAGTTGCAGGTATTCGCTGGTTCCCGGCTCTGCGGGAATCAGTACGTTTTGATAACTCTTCTCAAATTGCAGTGTTTGCGCCATGTGTCCCCACTTGGCGCCGGGGTAAAGTTGTCAGTTGTCCAGACTGACGTACCAATTATGGATGATGTAAAAAAGAAAATCAAAACTGCTTAAATGGTTTTGGCTGCAGAAATGACTGCCACCATTAGCCCCTGATAAGGAACGGCAAATGCATCAATGTAGAAATGACCAGACAGTCGATAGGCGCCACGAAACCAATGAAAATTACCAAACCCATCTTCATGAGGAATGATTGTCACTTGATACCCGTTACAGTTTGAAGTGTCAGGTCTTTCGCCTTTAGGGACTTCTTGATAGGCCTCAGTCCAAACAACCAACCAGAAGGAATCCCCATCCTCATTGATTTCAAACTCACTTCCTTCAAACTCAATATTCAAATACACCTTTTTATGTTTATTTTTGCTTATGAAACTTTCAAATTCCTTAGCTTCTTTTGAGAAATATTTAAGAACGCACAGATTTTCTCGAGGATTTCTTTCCGGAAAGGATATCTCTCTAGAGGATGCGAACGCTTTGTATGCATAATAATAGCTAGCTATAGATACAAGCACTCCAACAAAAGCAAGAAGATTTGACAAGGTTCCCCCTTATTTTTTTGCGTTCTGCTCAGCCATTTCGATATAGCGCGGATCGGATGCGCGGGGTAGCTGGATACTCTGCTCGCGGTAGTAGCGAACGCGCTCCATGAAATACTCGCGCAGGTGTTCAGGCTGCTCTCTGGCTACCACTTCGGCGACAACCGGCATGTTCAGGCGCTCTTTGTAGGCGACGCCGGACGCTGCCAGGTCGACGTTGACCTTGTCTCGCTCTTCCTGGCTTTTGGCTGCAATGTTGTATTTTGACATTAATCTGCGGTCCTCCCACGCCAGCGCTTATTGCTATCAGGTATACGGGCTGTATCCACGGACTCCACAACCCCTTCACCAAACCGAATTGCATTGGCTATATCCAGTGATTCTTTGGCGCTTTTTGCGGCAGAATTAAAACCCCTTCTACCTTTAGACTTGAACTTACTGATACGCAATTGAGCCGCCAAATGAGCTTTTGCCTCTGTTCGGTTAGTTGGCTTTATTTTTACCAGTTCAACATCTAATTGATACTGCTGTTTGGAAGAGAGTTTCTTCTTTTTCATTTGATGTCACTCTTGAGAGAGTTTTTGTCATCATAAACGAAAAGGCCCAAAAGGGCCTTGATTAAAGTCTATGTAAAGCGTTGTGTCCTACGCGAGCTTTATGCATCACCAACACCCCATAGCTCCCAAGCCGATGAATGCGATAGTGAGATAAATTTTCAGCGCTCTGCCATCACTCAGCCCCCATCTTGATGCCAGCGTCGGTCAGCGCACGATGAAACTCCAGTTTCACGCCGACCAAAATCTGCTTTCTCTCTTCAATGGCTACCTCGGCGAGATAGTCTTCGAGCATTTTGAGTTTCGGCAGCTTCACGGTGCGGGACTCCAGCTCCTCGCGCTCAACACGAAGCCTACCCACTGTAAGCATCAAATCCTGATTCTCTTCGTCTCGCTCTTTGGCGTACTGCTGCGCCTTCTCCAGCGCCTCTACCAGCTCAACGTTTCGTTTTCCTTTGGCCTCAACCTGTCGATACAGCTCATCCCAACTTTTTGAGTTGTCGCGCACCAGACTTGTCACGCGCTCTTCACGTGACTTGTAATACTCCAGCGCCTCTACCAGCGCGAGGACGTCGTCGGCTTTTACGTACAGGCTTTCGCCAAACTCATTTGCTGAAGCAGCTCGACGTTTCAGGCTCTGCGCCAGTTCGGTGAAATCAGTCATGGCTGGCCTCCTCGAATAACACATCACCCTCAATACCGCCGACCTGATAAACGATCGAGCCATCTTCCCGATATTCCATTGGTGCAGCGCTCCAGGCTTCGCCATTGAGATCGTCATCGTCGCCAACTTGAACAAACCCGCCAGCAACTATACGGGCCGGATACATTTCACCTTCAGTCCAGTATCCCTCTGTGTCTTTGATGCATTTAATTTTCATACCGCAGCTCCCTTCACGAAGATGATCCAGTGGGTTTTATCGTTCTTCCCGGTGCGCTGGCCGATCGCCGGTTTCTCGTCTGTTAAGGCTAGAATTTGGCTGACCGGTATCTGGGTTTCGTTCCATTTGAAGATAAGAACGCCGTGTGGCCGTAATACGCGAAATGCCTCTTTAAACCCAGCGCGCAGGCCATCGCGCCAGGTGTCTTTGTTCAGGCGACCGTATTTCTTGCCCATCCAGGCGTTTTCGCCCTCTCGTTCAAGATGCGGCTGGTCAAACACGACAATGGGGAAAGAGGCGTCAGCGAACGGCAGCGCGCGGAAGTCAGCAATAATGTCCGGGCTGATAACCAGGCTGCGCCCGTCGCACAGGGTGTGCTGCTCGGAGCGAATGTCGGTGAACACTGCTCGCGGGTCCTGTTTGTCGAACCAGAACATGCGGGAGCCACAGCACATGTCTAGAATGGTTTGCTCGGTCATTTGGCCCCCTCGCGCAGTCTTGCGGCAGTCCCGTAGCAAATTTCAGCCGCATCCTGCATCATCAGGCGTTCAACCACTGGCATGTGCTGTGCTTCCAGTTTCAGATAATCACCGGCAGCTTTAGCCCCATCAGCCTTAATCCCGGCTACGATGCGATCGGTTGCGGGGGTTGCAGGCGCATGCATAATTGCGACAAGCATTGCATCATGCATGCAATCCACATCTAAGCACCCAAGAGCCTCTGCCGTTTTAAACTCCCGGTACATGTTTTTGAATGCATCAGTTTTGCACCATGCGTTGATGTCCTTCAGCGCCACATTCTCCGCCGCCAGCTGCTGGTACGCTTTCGCCAGCTTCAGGAACTTCTGCTCTCTGATCGACGGCTCGCCTGCGCTCTCCAGGGAGGCGATGAGCTCGTTTACTGCCTGTAGTGTGATAGTCATTTTCTTACTCCCGCCAGGCACTGGTTAAACAGGTTGGTCATTGGGTTTACGCCGCCAGGACGCTGGCGATACTGAACAGACGGATCGCTTTCGGTTACGGCTGTTGTGTCGATCAGGGTGTAGCGATAGCTCCTGCACTCACCTTCACGCTTAACCTGGCCGTCACGGTGCATCTGCCACAGGGAGGAATTGACTACTGAAGAGTCAAGCCCGGTACCGTGGCGGATATCCTGAAAGCTGCAGCCAGGATGCTGGTCGACGTAATTGATTACGGCTTGTTTGCCCGAGTTCTTTTTCATCAGATAAGCCCCCTCTCTTTCCCGCGCAGGTATTCATCCCGCAGCCACTGAGCCGGAGTTAACGCACCGAGCGATGCCGCGCTTGGCATACATCCGAAGCTTTTGCCTTCAGGGTGAAACCCCTGCTGACGGCTAACATGGTTTGTCGGAATGGCTTCCTGGTTGTTCTCCAGAGCCAGTACCGGCGACGGTATTTGTTCTCCGGCGGCGACTTTCAGCGCCCAGTCTTCCAGCTTTTTAGCGGCATATTTCTCGGTTTCTGCCTCGCTGAGCTGGCGCTGGTACATTGCTCGCCGTGTATCGGTAACAACCCAGTACATGACAGGGTGAGACCACGGGAAGCGCTCAGCACCGCCGGTATGCAGCCCTTTTTCACGGCTGTAGCGGTGGAACTCGTTCATCACGTCGACAAGAGTCACTCCCAGCACGGTGCCGCTGTCCTTGCACCACTTGATGAACTGGCCCGGCGATGGCCAGAACGGCGATTCACTGGCTCTCGCATGTCGTACGCCGGCGGATAACTGCTCGCGGGTGCGGATCCCGTTTTCGGCAAAAGCCGCAATCCACTGGCGCTTCGCTGTCTTCTCTTCGGCGTCGGTCCGCAGATTAGTCTGGGTTGACGCCGGGAAGATCTGCTTCAGCTGACGGAACAGAGAGTCAACCAGCCTTTCAGCTTCGAAATCGAGAAGCCTCTGCGGCTCCGTGCTACCTGCGGCCATTCTGGCCAGCGCATCACCATCGCGATTGCTGATCGCGGTCATAAGCTGAGCGGTCATATGAAGTCCTTCCAGCCTTCAGGGCTGTTCCAGTGTGGGGAATCAGGTTCGCTTCTCTGGCGCCCGGAAAGCGGATTAACTCTCGCGTTCCTGAGCCACACCCGGAATGCCGAGTTCCAGTCGATCAGCTTTGTGCCGCGGGCCTGGTGATAATCACGAAAGTTCAGCAACTCGGTTTCAATGTTGATCCCTTTCTCCGAGGCAATCGCAATGTGATCTGCCGATGGCTTGAAAGCAGGAGGGAAAGGTATTTCCCCGCTGGGTGAAATCCCGATCCGTCGCTTTGCGGCCTCGCTGATAAACCGCCCTCGCGCAGAGAGAGGGTCTGGTTCAGTGACTGGTTCAAAAGAGTGACTGGTTCTGGTGCCATCTGGTGGCATAGGGGGTGTGCCATCAGATGGCATAGGGGGTGCTATTTCATGGCATACCCCTGTGCTTTTTGGTGGCATAGGGGTGACATCAAGGTTCAGATAATACACGTTGGATGTATTACCCTTCCCGTTGTTGACCCCAACGCGATTTTCACGCTTGATTAGCCCCATATCCTCAAGCGCATCAATATGGTTGCGAACAGCAGACTTGCTGCATTCGCACTGATCGGCAATGTGTTGATACGAAGGCCAGCATTCGCCCTTGTCGTTGGCGTTGTCGGCCAGCTTGATAAGAACGAGCTTACGCAGTGAGTTTCCCACTTTGACCCCCATTGCTTTCGCCATAAGTGACATGCTCACGTGCTACCTCCGGATTGTTTACTCTTACAGATTTACCAGGCATAATTACCTCGCAATTACCTCTTCGTTTTTGCACCTGAAAGCCGTTAGTGTTCGCGCACTGCGGCTTTCGCCTTTCTGTTCCCACTCATGCTTCAAAATCACCTTTCTCTCCCGGCCTGTTAGAAATCAGGATGGCCAGCAGCAGCGACATGTTCGGCAGCAGGCTTTCCCGCCAGCGACTCACCGTCGACTTATTCACTCCGGCCACTTTGGCGATATTCGTGGTTCCCAGTTCAGCTATCTGGCTGTGTAACCAGCTTTCTATCCTGCGAGCCTCCACTTTGTTGCGTGTCGTTGAACTCTCCATCTGTGATACTTCCTCTGGTGTTGATTGGGAGGCCGCTGGTTAGGCGGCCGGAACGCCCTTCGGAGAAGGGAATAGTTTTGGAAGGTCTGGTCTAATTTGATGCGCCTGAACCTCCCCATTAGTTGCATTTACGATGCTGTTTACATGTTCAGGCGAAACCTTTGCCTTGTTGTGGAGCCACTTGTAAACCGCCTGCTGAGAAACATCGCAGGCTTCACCAAGCTTTTTCTGAGAGCCGACAATATTAATTGCGGTTTTAATGGTTGGGTTCATGACAACCTCCGTAGTAAATACAAACAAAGAATAAAACCTTAGTTGTATTTAGTCAACAACCATTTTCGTTTGCCGCTATAAAACCATGGTTGTAAATTGAGAAGATGAAAACGACACTTGCAGAACGATTAAGAGAAGCCAGAAAGGCTGCCAGCATGACCCAGAAGACTCTGGGAGATGCTGTTGGAGTTAGTCAGGCTGCGATCCAGAAGATTGAAACTGGAAGGGCTGCTCAGACCACAAAATTGCTCGATATAGCCAAGGCTTTAAGGGTGAGACCTGAGTGGCTTTCTTCGGGAACTGGCGCCATGAGGGCTGATGGTGAAGATGACAAGAAGCCTTCACACATAAATCATGATGTGTTCAGGGTCGACATTTTGGATCTGGCCGTCAGTGCCGGCCCGGGCATTGTGAATCAGGAGTTCGTGGAGATTCTCCACTCCGTTGAATATGCGCCAGCGGAAGCCCGGCACATGTTCGATGGGCGTAAGGCTGAGAACATCCGGATCATCAACGTCCGGGGTGACAGCATGTCCGGCACGATTGAGCCGGGTGATCTGCTGTTCGTCGACATCAGCGTTAAGAGCTTCGACGGCGACGGGATATACGCGTTCCTGTACGACGACACTGCTCACGTGAAGCGCCTGCAGAAGATGAAGGACAAGCTACTGGTTATCTCAGATAACAAGAGCTATGCAGCCTGGGACCCGATCGAAAAAGACGAGATGAATCGGGTGTTCGTGTTCGGCAAGGTGATCGGCAGCATGCCGCAGACGTACAGGAAGCATGGGTAAAGCCTTAGCACGCAGAGGAAGCATGTCTGATCTGATTATCCCAATACTCATTACTTTGCTGATTATCGGACTGGTGGGGATAGTGCTCAGGCTGGATAAGATCTTCTTCAAGCGGAAGGATGAGCGGGATGACTTTGAGTGAACCAAGGCATTGGCCTGATGAGAAGTTTTGGTAGAGACGAAACTGAGGCTAGTTTTAGTAAGCTTCTATAGTCGGCACATTGCTGGTGATTAGAGATTGAGCCTCTGTAATCGCTCACATGACAATAATATTCAGGATGACATCTATCAGTGGCTAAAAAAGGTGACTTTAAGCCTACTCAGAAAGAGGTTGATCAGGCCATTTCTCGACCTAAAAAAGTAACCTTTAACGGCGTTACTTGGAATGGGAGCGAAGGCCGCACTCCGATCTGGTTTAAGTTGGATCTCAAGGCCTTTGATGATAAAGGCAACCCAATAACAGGCGTAAGATTCATGCTGCATTGGCGTTCGCCTATCGTTGAAGGCGTTGATATCGTTAAGCTTTCTTTTGTTATGTTTTTTCATGATAAGCGAATATATGCGCTCGACCCATACCCAGCGGACAATAAGCCTCACCGCAATCGATCTATAATTAATCATCCTGACTTTGTTGAGGTTGCTCGCGGCCCGCACTACCACATGTACTTCGAAGCGGCTGGTGAGGAGATAGCACTAAAACTCGATACCGACATCAACCCGGATGACTTTTTGGGCTACTGGAATTATTTTTGTCGGACGCTTAATATCACTTATGAAGGCAAACCGCCTTTACCAAATCAAGATAAATCAGGTCAGCTATCATGGGAAATGTAACGTGTTCATCAGTAATATCTAAGCTCGGGTTTGAATGTCACCCAATGAGCGACACGTTGCTGCGCGTTGTAAGCCCATTCACTTACTATGACGATAGCGAGCACATTAGCGTCTTTGTTCAGGAAATGAGTGGACAGTACAGGATAACTGATTACTGCGACACGTTGATGAACATTGAGGCTAGGGGTATCCACCTGACAAAAAAGAAAATTGATTTGATAAGGTCATCGCTCGCATCACAGGGGATCACGTTGAATGATTCTGGCGAGATATCCGCTTGGGCCGATGAGATTTCTGTTGGGCAGGTTACGGCTAGCGTCATAAGAGGTGGACTGCTTGCATCCGCTCAAACCGCAGATTGGTATGCGGAAGTTAAAGATGATAAGTTTGAAAAATGCGTGATTAGTTATCTTAAATCCGTAGGGCTTGGCACAAGGTTGGCCCTAAAAGAGAAGGTTCGGGGCATTAGTGGACATAACATCACCGTTCCAATAACCTTAAAAAACGAGTCTCCACTTGTAGCTCCAAAGCGTGGATTTACAGTAAGTTTATCTAGCAGTAAAGGCTGGAATACTGCGCACTCAACAGTGGGTAAGATAGTAGATTTGAGTCAGGCTGTTCCAGAAATCAGTAACAGATTTGTGATTATTGATAGTGATGGGTTAACTCCTGAGTTACAGCAGTTATCATTGCTTTTCAATGACACGGCTTTAGTGCTTCCTTTCCACAGCAGAGAAACTTGGATTGAATCGCTAGTAGCCTAACCCAGCCCGGCCACCGCGCCGGGTTTTTTATTGCCCCTACTCTTCCCTCAGCATCAGCACATCCAGTGCCAGCTCTACTGCCAGATCTACCTGGTCACCCTGCCACAGCACCTGAATCATCTCTATCAGCGCCTCTCTTGAGGGCTCGCGCTTCTCAACCAGCAGCTGCATAACCGCTATCCCGATAACCTGCGCAATCTGCGGGTGCATCTCTGCGAAAAACTCATCCTCATTCGACATGGCGCTACCCTCTTTGGCGTTTTTTTGAGCTTACCAGCACGCTTTACAAAAATAAATAACCAATAAAAACAACTAAATAAAACCATTCCAGTCATTTAAACAACCATTGTTGTTGACTGCAAAACAACTATGGTTTTAAATTAACTCATCCAAACAACACCGGCAACGCCGGGGTGAAGTCAAAACGTCCCGTTAGCCGCGATAAGGCAAAGGTGAAGAGATGATCCGAGAACAAGACAAGCGCGCATGGCGTAATTTTTGGTTAAAGGTCGTTCCGTTTTTGGTTGCTGTCCTTTTTTTTAGCTTCGCATGCTGGGGTGGAAAATGAGCAAACAAGGCATTCGTTCACTGATTTACTGCCTGCTGATCTGCGGCGTTATCTGGACAGCGTTGATTATCAAAATTCTGCACGCTACGGGGGTGTTCAATGGTTAGTCATCATTACGGGACACAGACCGTTAACCGCGGCGCTGTTCTGCCAGGGATGCTCGTTAAGCATCGGGAAAGCACCTGGACAGCATCAGCAAATAAACGCGGCCGCCTGTACCTGCATCGCGGGATTGAGCGGACTTACACAACCGACTTGCTGGTTGAAGTTTATCTGAACGGGTTGGGACAAGGTCTCAGCCGGTAATCGAAACGAAGAATTTAACTGAGCTATCAGGCAGCCAATACGGTGCCGGGCGTTTCACAACCAAATTTCAGGGGAAGTCATGAGCGAAATAATGGATTTAGTCGTCATCGAGAAAAAGAACGCGATGGCGGTTTTCACCAATAACGACCAGCTCGACCCGCTTATCGAAGCGATCGAAAAAGAGGCTCGCAGTCTGGTGCCGGACGTGA